AGCGCGTCGCGCATTGGCTAACCGGCTCAAGCCGATCATCGCTGCACCTCCAGAGATGTTACCGATCAACCGCAAGGGCTTGCACCCCTACGACATGCTCAATCGAGCGTTCGTGCTGTCGTTTACTAATGATTCGCTTCCCATATCGCTTGACTCGCAAGACAGGCGCTGGTTCTGCATCTGGTCGCGTGCGCCTAAGATGGTCGATCGCCAGGCGCAGTTGCTTTGGGATTGGTACAAGTCAGAAGGTTTTGTTTCCATAGCCGCATGGCTCTATCAGCGCGACGTGAGCGCGTTTAACCCTGCTGCAACACCAGGATGGACTGAGTTTAAGTTTAACCTTATCGAGCACTCCATGAGCACCTCTGAGTCTTTTCTGGTGGAGATGATGAGGAACAGACAAGGTGAGTTTAGCCGTGGTGTTGTGGGGTCGCCCTTCCATATACTGATCGATCGCTTATCGGGTGGCCTGCCTGCTGGCGTGAAGATTCACCAGGCAGCGCTGCTGCATGCTCTAAAGGAAGCTAATTGGGTCGATGTAGGCCGGTTGGCGTCGTCGGAATATCAGACCAAGAAGCATATTTTCGCCGTGCCTGAGCTTGCGTCCAAGCTATCGAAATCAGAGCTTAGGCGTATGGTGGAAGAAACTGCACCTACCAAAATGGCGCTGGTCAAGTAGCGCGGGATAAAAAAAGCCCGTCAGTAGACGGGCTTAAAAGTGGGGCGGGAGGCCCAACTTGAGGAGAAGTTCCAACACTACAAGTCTAGCATTTCGCCAATCAACCATGCAAGCAGTATTGCGATGAGCGCGGTCAGCATAACGGCATCGTCCATGTCCGAAAGGCTTGCTGCTTCGCCATCGTATCGGGGCACTCTTTGCTTGGCGGTATCCATCCATGCCGACGCCACACTTGCTCCACTGGTATGCACCAGTCTCTAGGGTCAATCTGACAGTTCATCAACGCGAGCCATAGTGGGGGCTTGTTTTCGTCTTCCATGTTGTTAGTCCTATAGGTTGAAGAAGATCGCAGCGCCGAGCGCGACACCGAACACGAGCGCGACAGCCCAATCAAGTAAAAAGTCGATCATATGAGTCCTTTTAGTAAGTTGCTTCGCCGTACTGTTCAACGGTCCTTTTGTCGCGCATCAGTTTGATGTCACGTCGTTTAAAGGCGTGCAATGACGGAAACGGCCACCCATTGGTGGCCGGTATTCTGACGACGTATTGACCGTTTTCTACGCGATCAATAACGCCGACGCCCTTAGGCGTTGTAACGCGTGTATCTGGTTTCATGGTTGGATTTGAGGGTATACGGTGAACACGTAACCCAGATTGTCTAGCGTTGATCCAGCTATTGATAGCGTTTCGGTTAGCTGATCGGGCGTGTACTTTTGCAGCAATGCGCGGGCTGCTAGCGCGTGCCGTTCTTCGCAACTGAGCGCATGGTCGAAAGGCACGCTGGCAGTCCAAAGGGTTTTGCTATCGCGTCGCAGGCTGGCTTTGATGCGCGAGCCTTTGGTGTTGGTCGGACCAATATATTTAGTGTGGATTGCAATGGGCATGATTTATTGTCCTTTAGTTGATTGGATTGCATGGCAGCATAATGCTTGCCCCTATGCACCCGCTCTCACGGGTGCATAAAGTCAAGCATTAAGCAGCTTTTGTTGCTGGCGCACTCAGTTGCTCATTCGCCCATGATGGTATGGTTTTACCTTCGTCGGTGTCGTATATGGGGCGCAGCGGCATGACTAGACCGATAAAATTTTGTGTCGCGTCAATCTTAACGAGCGCAGTTGATGGACCGTTATATGCGACGTTAATGAGCCCATTTTTGCTACCGAGCAATTTCGATGCCTTTGAAAACTTTTCGAGCAAGTAAGGTTGAAACTGCGCGGGCTCACCTGATAGCGATTTAGGCATGATGCGTTGAACATCAGGAAACTTTCCGTCGATTGCTTTGAAGCTAACAGCCGCGCCAGTGATAGCGCCGATTGTGCCTGTAATACCGTCGTCGGTATCAATAACGACGGTATCAACGTTCTTTGACGCTGACTTGATGAGCTTGATTACGTCGTTGGGGATAATCATCTCAACGAAATCAACGCCCTCGTTTTGTTGCTCACTTTGATGGATACCGAGCGCATGCCCGTCGGTAGCAGTCAAGCGTGTTGCGGTAGCGGTTGCTGTAACTTGGACGCCTATTAAGTAGTAGCGGACATCCTTATCGGCTGAGAGTAGGTTAACGGCTTTGAGGGCTGACAGTGTGGTATAGATTTTCATGGCTTTCCTTTAGTTGATTGGCGTGGATTGGATTGGCGTGGATTGATTAGCAAAGATGATTAACGCCTAAGCGTTTTGCAGCTTCATAGGCTTCACGCGTTTTTGCTTCGATGAGCCGTTGACCGTGAGCATTAGCGAAAACGCTGCCCAAGTAGCGATCTTCCTCACGCAAGCATTGTTCATAACGCGCGACGGCGGCTTTTTGTTCCTTTGTGAGTCTAACTTTTTTCATTGGCAATCCCCTGGTTGATTGATGAGCTTTCAGTGTAAAGCATTGTTTTGCAATTGTCAAGTATGGGTCGAATTGGCAATTAAATTTTATAGCGATGGCAATGGAAAAAGGGAGAATTGCCAATTGGCGCGGCTTGTAAGCGCCTGATTCGATGCGGCTTTTTCGGCTATTGGCAAAATTGTCATCGTTTTTTTGAAAAAAAGAGGGGGGGTGATATGTGTTAGTCGGCGTCGACTTAAAAAGGCTGACAATTTTGCCAATATTGCCAAAGCCCGAATCGAGGGCGCCACGTCATCGCGCCCTCTCTTTGCCGGTTTTCTCTCCATTTATTGGCACTTTTGGCAACTAAAAAACAATAGCCAATATTGCCAATGATCTAAGGGCTATTGGCAATATTGGCAATGGCAAAACCAATTGCCAATATTGCCAATATTGCCAATGGTCCACCGCCCGATCGACCACGCACCAGGCACACACGCCAGGTACGTACCGTTATGCCGATCAGATCAGTCAATCGTTCTGTTTGCTAGATCGCTTTTTGCATTTGGCTTTTTGCTGGCAAAGCCCCCCCCCTAGGGCCGACGGCCTGGCCGGTCAGGGCCGGTGGGTCCACAAGAAATTTTTTTATTTTTAATAGTCCAACAGCCCAACAGCCTGACAGCCCACTAAGCTAAAAATTTTTTTTATTTTTAATAGCCTAATAGCAAGCCTGTATACAAAAGTATTAGAATGTCTTACGCTCGCGTTGTAGCGACGTTAGGTCATCTTGGTAAAATTGGCATATGTTTAAAAGTCTTCCTCTTACAACGCGTGAGATCAAAGCGACCGAAGCGGTACTGGAGCGCATATACGACGCTGCGTATCTAGGTTTGAAAGAAGATTCGTTGGCGTTAGCAGCAGGGTTGTTACCTGTAGAGTACCGGCTCTTGAAACAGCATGACAAACTTGCCGAGATTGCCGAACTCAAGGGACGCGCTGATAGTGAGCGCGAGCACAGCCAGCACATGTTGAACGCTGCGCGGAATGGCGACGCTAAGGCAGCGCTAGAGATACTGAAGCACACGCATGGTTGGGTCGCCAAGCAAGCCGTTAGTATTGAAGTTGATCAGCGCATTAGTGTGATTGACGCGCTACGTGCTGCGGAGACGCGTGTGGATGAAGGTAAAGTGATTGATGTAACGCCACCAAGTGAAAAGCTAACCCATGCAAAAGCCGATATACAGTCCGGAAGACGAGCAACTGCTGATGACGCGGTTGTGGTCCCCCGCGATTAAAGACGATCCTGAAGCGTTTGTACTGTTTGCTTTCCCATGGGGGCAGGAGAACACGCCGCTAGTTAAGTACAGCGGGCCGCGCATGTGGCAGCGCCAGGTGTTGCGCGACATCAAGGCGCACATACAGAAGAACAAAGGTCAGGTCGATATGGACACGCTGCGAGAGGCAGTCAGTTCAGGTCGAGGGATCGGTAAGTCGGCGCTGGTGAGCTGGTTGATTATGTGGATGCTATCGACACGGATCGGGTCGAGCGTGATCGTGAGCGCTAATAGTGAGGCGCAGCTCAGGTCAGTGACGTGGGGCGAGCTAACTAAGTGGTCCACGATGATCATCAACGCGCACTGGTGGGAGATCAGCGCGACCAAGCTGCAACCGGCGAAGTGGCTGTGCGACATCGTGGAACGCGACCTAAGGAAAGGAACGCGTTACTGGGCAGCAGAAGGCAAGCTGTGGTCCGAGGAGAACCCTGACAGTTATGCGGGGGTGCACAACCACGATGGGATGATGTTGATCTTCGATGAGGCAAGCGGGATACCAGACCCGATCTGGGCGGTGGGGGCGGGGTTCTTTACAGAGAACATATTAGATAGGTATTGGTTCGCGTTCAGTAACCCGCGCCGCAACACAGGGTACTTCTTTGAGTGCTTCCACGCCAAGCGTGACTTTTGGACAACGCGTCAGGTGGACGCAAGGACGGTAGAGGACACCGACAAGCAGGTTTATAGGCAGATCATTGAGGAGTATGGTGAGGACTCAAGCCAAGCGAAGGTGGAGGTGTACGGTGAGTTTCCGTCAAGTGGCGACGATCAGTTCATCACATCAAGCGCTGTAGCGGACGCAGCCGCACGGCCACGGTACAAGGACGAGACTGCGCCAATCGTTATTGGTGTGGACCCAGCGCGAGGCGGTGCGGACTCGACAGTGATCGTGGTCAGGCAAGGGCGCGACCTGACGGCGATCCATCGCTACCACGGCGAGGATACGATGACGATCGTAGGGCGCGTGATCGATGCGATCGAGCAGTACAAGCCAACGCTCGTGGTGCTCGATGAGGGCGGGCTAGGGTACGGTATCTTAGATAGGCTGCACGAGCAGCGCTACAAGGTCGTGCGAGGGGTAAACTTCGGGTGGAAGGCGAAGAACCCTATTATGTATGGTAATAAACGCGCCGAGCTGTGGGGGCTGATGAAGGAGTGGCTTAAAACGGCGTCGATCCCTAACGACAGAGCGCTCAAGTCTGATCTAGTTGGGCCTACCATAAAACCTAATTCGTCGGGTACAATTTTCCTAGAAGGCAAAAAGGAAATGAAAGCCAGAGGGTTAGCATCGCCCGACGCTGCTGACGCGCTGGCAGTGACGTTTGCATTTCCTGTCGCGCACAGGCAGTATACTGAAAAGACTACTAATCGTGCGTATAACGCTAATGGTGTAGCAACATCTTGGATGGGTGCTTGATGGCAAAGAAAGGTGTATCACTATCAGTCGGACGTGGTGAGAAGCTGCCGGTGTCTAAGGGCGCAGGGCTGACGGCTAA